GGATCAACTGCAGCTCTTGCAAGAAACTTTTCTTTTGGTCCATATGATAATGGAACTTTTATTGTTTGTGTGTATCCTGCATCTGTAGATGAACTTGCTTTTCGATTAATATAAATGTTGTTAAATAAAGTGCCAAAAAGTATAACATACTTTCTTATTAATCCGTGATAAAAGGTTTTTCCAAACATTAGTATGTACCTTCACTAAATGGATCAGTTTCTGAGAAGTCTAAGAAATCATCAGCTTCTGTTTGTATCTCTACATTATCCTCAAGAGCATCATTGGCTTGTGTGCTAAAGTCATATCCAGTTCTTAGTAATGAGAATCCACCAGAGTTGAGTAATTGTAAACCATTTGATGTTTCTAAACCATATGTTTCAAGACCAAGACTGTAATCTCTTTGAATATTATCAATCTCAGCAATTCCAGTATTTAATCTTTCATTACTATATTCAAATAATTCACAAACAAGATCATAAACTTGTAATGAACCCATTTGATAGAATATTGATTCATGTTCTACAAATTTAATTTGAAAGATTTTTTTGTTTAATGGAAAATAAATTAATGAACCTTCTAAAGGTCTTGTATCTCCTGTACTATTTCCAATCTCATTTTCAAATACTCTTCTTGCAAGAGTAAGTGTCATTTGATCTCTTATCTCAACATTAAATCGTGATAGAATATCTCCTTCACCTTCAAATCCTTCAACATTTTTAATATACATCTCAACAAGATAGTTACTATTAAACTTAGATATATTGTCTTCACCATAAACATCATCTTTATCAGGTGTTATACGTGGACAATAATAAACTTCTTGACCATAGATCTTAATACTTTCTACAATTAAGTTTTCAATTAAAAGTTGTTCTTGTGAATTTGTAAAATTATTGAAGAAGAAATTTGTTGTCATCTATCATCCAATCATATCCATGACAGGAAGACTATAGTTCGTTATCATTTCCTGTTCTAGTGTTTGTATTTCTTGTACAGCATCATCATATATCTTTTCACCATTAAACTGTACACCTCCAGGAAGTTGCATACCAACAAACTTAGTTAAGTTTGATCCCCATTGACGTTTAATTAACGCCGTTGCGTATTTCATTAACCAATGATCTGCCCATGCTTCTGAATATGTTGCTGGATCGATTACTTTATATGCTTCAATAAGTAGATATTCTCCTACTGCAACACTGCCCCAATTCATATCAACAAAGACTTGATTCTTATGTCGATTAAATCGAATAGGTTGTTTACCTACTAAAAGCTCAGTAATTAATGAAAGATGTTCCATTGTTGTATAATATGGAACCATTGAAACAGATGTCAATGTATACATGTCATTTAATGCAATCTGATATCTTATATTAAAAAGATCATCAGAACGTACTGAAGGGTCACCGATCGAAAATAGCCTAACAGCGCCGATGATGTTATTTGGTAGCGTTATCGACCCGTCACCCAAGTTTGCTGTGAGTGAAGCACCTGAACCTGTACTTGTTGTAATTGTAACTGTTGGTGCTACATCATAACCACTTCCATTAGCGGTCATTGTAATAGATGAAATTGTACCATTAGCATCAGTAACAACATTAGCTGTTGCACCTGATCCTTGTGACTCATAAACTGGTGTAAATACTACAGTGTCTGAATTTGAATAGGATGTTCCACCGTTTGCAACAGAAACATTTGCTACGGCTGTTAAACTTTCGTTTCCTTGAACTCTATATTTGTAAAATGTTCTTTCTGAACCATCAAAGTGATAGTCCCAATAATACCTTAATGCATCATCTACACGATCTTCTACCTGATCTTCATCTACGTTAATCTCAATAACGGGTTTTCCAAGTCTTCTAAGGCAATATTCTTTAAATTCTGCTCGTGTTGTTGGCGCTGCCATGAATAACTCCTTATATTAATAGAGTATTTATACATCTGCGGTATTGGTACTCGGATATGCTCTTCCAGATCCCCATATTATTCGAACTGCTCCAGCTCCACCTCTTCCACCATCATTAAATGAATCATCTTCATCAGTTCCACCACCTCCACCATAATTACCACCAGGTCCACCGGCACCACCAGAAGAAATTGTACCGGCTGATCCACCTGAACCACCATTTCCACCAGCACCACTAGAACCGGAAAGATTTCCAGTAGCTGCTCCACTTGAACCTTGACCTAGAAGACCGACACCTCCGCCGCCTCCAGAACCATTGGAATCTGCTTCTCCACCGCCTCCTCCGCCACCGGATCCTCCGGTTTGATTTTGATTATTATTACCAGTTCCACCTGAACCACCATTTCCACTGTATCCGCCTGCACCACCTCCAGCACCACCTGCTTGATTACTTTTTCCATATCCACCAAAACCACCATCACCACCACCATCATATCCTAAAGTACTTCCACCCTGGCCACCTGACTGTCTTCCAGTAGTTTGTCTTATTCCACCTCTTCCACCATATGCTCGTACTAAAACAGTTCCACTATTTGTACCTCTAAGAAGTGCACTTTCTCCACCCCCTCCACCAGTAGTTGATGTAGAATTACCTGAGCGTCCACCCCAACCGACTCGAATAGTCATAAGTTCACCAGGAGTCACTGCGATATTATTTTCATAGGCTAAACCGCCACCAGATCCACCTTGAGGACCAATATTACCTCCACTTGCTCGTCCTCCTCCGCCTCCACCACCTACACAGAGTACACAAATGCTAGTAACACCAGATGGTACGTTCCAGCTGTAATATTGGTATTGGTAATTGCCATAAGCAAAATATTGCCATACTGTTTGACCTGCAACATCTCCAGTTGCACCATAACCATCACTTGCTAAACTTATTGCTCCAGAAGCAGCACTAAATAAATCTCTAACATCTGTATTTCCTAGATTAATCTGTGTAGTGGAAGATTTGCCTAACTCGACGTTGACATCTGACATTGAGATAGCACCACTAGATTGTAATGCCATTAGTTACCTCGTTCTAGTTTTTCGATTCTTTTTGTAAGCTCTTGGATTGCACCAAAAGAAAGTATGGCTAATTTTTGATAATCGACTGCAAGAGTGCCATTATCTCTTTCTATAACAGCCTCTGGAAAAACTTTTTGAACATCTTGTGCAATTACACCAAATGAAGATTTTTGTACAAACATTCCATCTTCACCACCTTTTGATTCAATAAATTTTTCTGTCCAATTCCATGTTTTTGAACCTATTGCATTAACAATATCTAAAGGATTTTTTATGTCTTGAATATTTTCTTTAAATGATTTATCAGAAGAATAGAAAGCAGTAACATCATTTGTGGCTCTTATCTCTCCGGTAGTTGAAGAAGCAGCAGTTCCTACTCCTAAAGAATCTATTTGAGTATCATTTACAGTAACATTATTTGCTGTAAGATCATTTAATGTGATATCTGTTGTTGATTCAATACCCGAACCAACAATTTTGGTAAGTGCCATTTATTTCTCCTTATTCTTCATCGCCTTCAGAATCATCATCTGCTATTGTTATATGCCCTGCTTCAACTTGCTGCATTATTTCAACATATTCAGGATTATTAGTTGCTATTGGTGCTGTTGTATTAACTCCATCAAAAACACATTCAATACCAACAATTTGATCTATAATACCTAATGCTTCATCAGTCATTCTTATATATCTTGCATTTGTTATTACATTGTTTATTGCCATATTACCTCCTAAAAATTAAAACCTACTCAGAACCTAATGCAATCCAACCTGCAGAATCATTGATAAAAGCCCTTCCTACTCTTGCATTAACAGCTGCAGCTGTTGTCAAAAGAAGATATGGAACTCTTACATGATATTCTGATGTATGTAATGAATCATTATACAGTGCTATTGCTGTTGAAGGTTCAGTAAGAGCACCATTCTCGAGAATTGATAAATGAGTAGCATCACTATAAGTAACTGATGGTGAGTATTGAAAAGGAACGATTAACGGCCATTGTATAATAGCTTGTGTACTACTAAAAAATTGTCCCCAACCAATATATACACCTTGAGTATAAACTGGTGAAGTTGCTGGAGTATCATCTCTACTTATTCTTTGATAATATCTGCAGCATCTCATGAAATTATCTTGAAAAGTTTCATATTGAAATTCAGTAGTATTTTCTCCAACTTCAAATTGCACGCCTGTCATATACCAAGTATTACCTACAGCATCTGCTAAATTTACTGTATGACCTGTGCCGTATTCAAAGCCGCTGCTAGTTTGCCATACTCCTTCCTCTAAAGTCGTGTTTTGACGTGCCGTTCCCACAGCTAGTACGAAATAAAGCCTTAACCGGTTAGAAAGTATATTACCTGGAATAGTATTAGTTCCAAAGCCATTTTCAGTATCTCCAGGAATAGTGATGCTTTTTTTCTCCCAAGTATCAGCTGCATCAATAGTATATCGGCCGACATACTTTCTTCCATATGATTCATTTATAAAAACAACATTGTATGTTCCAGTTTTATTTGACTTCACCCAAAAACTTAATGTCGCTGATTTTGGGTTTGTTGTCCCATACCAAAGACGATCGAGCTTATTCCCTTCAATACCTTGGCGTATGGCAAGAATCTCTGTACTATTCAATGTAGTATCACCAGCAGTGCATTCCATTTTTAAACTGTGGTTAAATCTTGTAGCAGTAGTTCCTGCAGAATCTGGAGCATCTGTGGATTGAGATTGTGTCCACTCACCAATATTTGGGACAAAATATGTCTGCCATCTATCCATAGTATGAACAATATTTCCGGTAGTAAGTCCGCTATTAGACGTACCTCTTTGTGCAATTGACATGTCTCCATTATCAATAAGATTTTTTTGGGCTACATCCAAAATGAATGAATTACCATTTGCTGATTTTAATGCATCTACTTTTAATGTACTCATATTTTATTCCTTTGGGTATTTATCTTTCACTGCTTGAATCTTTGCGGTCATATCATCAGAAAATGCGCCGGCTTTAAATAAATCATCTAACTGATCACCTATATTTGGATATTCTACTTTCCTATTTCTTTTGTATGCACTTGCAGAATGTTCATCTTTTAATCTTTGAACTTCTGCATCAAACTCTTCTTGTGTTGGTTTGGTTACTCCATCTTGAATGACTATAGCATGTTCCCAACACATTCTTTGCTCGTCAGGTATTTCGTTTCCACTTGAATCTGTCTTTGCCCAAGCATACCAATTAGAAGTATCTGGTCTTAAATTCCTTAGCGCTTCTTGTACCCAATCTCTTTCCCAATCTCTTTCCATTTTACGTATCTCCTAATCTTTCAAATGTTACTGATGTTTGAATATTACTTGTAGTACCCTGCAAACAATTACCTGCGTTATTTAGTGAGAAAGTTTTATATTGAAGCTTACATAAAGAAATATCAGTAATATCGAGATAAGAAGATATATAACCAGTTCCAGACCAAATATCTGATCCACCATTACCATCAGAATTACCACCAGTATATCCAAGAGCATTTACATTATAAGTACTATTATCTGTTGTATACCATTGTCGAAATCCACCTTGATTATCAGCAGCTGTTCCATATACTGTTGTAGCAGCAACAACTTTATAAATTCCTGTGCTAGGAAAAGAAAAAGTTCCTGATGAGTGTGTCATTCCTGTTCCACCATAATTAAGGACTCTTTCCCAATTTGTAATAAGTACATCATCTGTTGGCCCACATACTGTTGTGGTTAACTTCCATTGGTCATACATCTGTCCAGAAGAATCTAAAAGAGTTCCAGTTTTATCAGGTAATGTTAATGTTCTATTAGTACTACCATTCGGTGCTTCAATTGTAAACTCTGCAGTTCCACTAGCATTTCCTTGTATTTTTACTTTACTCATTAATTATTCCTTTGGATATTTAGCTTTAATTGGGTCAATCATTTCTGTTTTCCAAGCATCTATTCCATCATCATAGATCTTTTCTAATTGTTTTTCCCAACTTGGATATTCACTTGCTCTTTGTCTTTGATATGCTTTGGCATCATACTCTGCTTGTAGTCTTGTAACCTCTGCATCTATTTCTGCGTCAGTTGGTTTAGTCTGATTTGTGTCATGCCACTCTAACTCATCACCTCTTAATACCCATTCAGCATCAGGTCTTAATGAAGATATTGCATCTACTTTTGTAATCATGCTACCACCTCCATCAAAAGAATTGTAGATTCAGCACCACTTACTTGAAAACTTATTCGACCATTATTAGCAGTGCTATATGGTCTACCTTGCGTTTTATAAGTAACACTTGATGTTGTTGCTGGACTATCTAAATAAACTATATTTACATAATTATTATATTCTTGCACATTATCAGTAAAATTCAAATATGGGCCAGCGCCAGGAGCAGGCTCCCAAATTGTTGTGCTATCTCTTAATAACCTTATACCAATACCATTATCAACAACATCTCTTAACCATTGGTATTGCTGGTTTGTTATTACTAAAATTTTATTAGAAGAAGATGTTGGAGTAATAGAAGCTGATATTCCAGAGTCAGTATATGTAGTTGTGTTATTTGTAACAGTTGTGGTTGTAGATGCTTGAACCACTTGAATAACAGTTCCACTACCAGCAGCAACAGCACCGGTTTTATCTGGTAATGTTAAGTTATTTAGACTTCCATTTCCTGTTCCAGTTAGTGTTAAAGCCATTTAATTACTCCTATACAACGGTCCATGTTGAACCTGATGGAATTGTTACTGTAACACCGGTGTCAATTGTAATTGGACCGGCACTCATTGCATTTTTACCTGTTGAAATCGTGTGATCTGCAGTTACATTAGTTGAATTTTCAAAGAATGCTCCACCTACTACTACAGCTGCAGGTTTCACAGCTGTATTTACTGTTGAGTTTCCTACATGTACTGTGTCTGTAGACTTACTAAATGTAAGTGTTGTAAGTGCATTTGCTGCACCAGAATCATCAAAGACAATTCCTGTATTTGATAATGTGTTTAACTGAATATTTGCATTAAATGTAGTTCCTTTAAATGCTTGTACTTCAATAGTTGCATTATTTGCTGGTGCTGCAGTGAATGTTAATGTAGAACCTGATATTGAATATGCTGTCTTATGTTGTGTAACACCATCTATACTAACAACAGTATAAGGTTCTGGTACTGCTTCTGTTAATACAAAGTCTGTAGCTGTACCATTTCCAGTAAATGCATCTGCAAATACATAAAGTGAATTATTACCAACACCTTGACGTACAAATGTTGTAACATCAATAATTGAATTATTTGGTGGGGCTGCATCAAGTGTTAAAACACCTGTTGATGAATTTGTTGTATATGTTGTCTTTGCCTGTACTACACCATCAATTGAAACTAATGTATTATCTTCATGTACTGGAGCTGTTGAAAGTGTAAATGTTGTTCCAGTTCCATTTGCAGTAAATGAATTATAGACTGTACCTACACCAAGTGCTGTACCTTGTACAGTAATATCTCTTACTTCAATTAAACTTCCATTAGCTGGCGTAGAAGTAAATGTTACATTTGCACCTGAAATTGTATAGTGTGTAGTTGGTACTTGTAACATACCATCAATAGTAACTAATAAATTATTTGCAGCAGATATTGTGTTTCCTGTATCAAATACAGTCTGCGTTCCATTTGCAGTTGCTGAATATGATATTAAGTTTCCTTCTGATAATGCATTATCACTTTTCCAATAAACGCCGCCTGCACCATTTGATGCTAAGACATAATCTGCAAGTCCATTTGAACTATTTGCTGATAATGCACCACTAATTACAAAGTTATTAACTGAAATTGATTGACCATTTGTAAAACCGCCACCACCACCAGTGCTGTCTGCCCAATAAGAAACGGTTCCATTTGATGTTAAGACTTGCCCATCGGTACCTGTACCTCCATTTGCACTTAATGCACCGCTGAGTGTAATATTTCCGGAAACTGCAAGGTCTGCAAGATTTTGGCCAACCTCAAAATAGGCTGTACCATTTGAAGAGAACATCTTTTTATCGGTAAGATTAAGTGCTAACTCACCAGTATCGATGTAATGTGTGTTTCCTGAACTTGTAACATTCGGTGTGCGAGTAGTTACAGAGGTTCTCTTTACTTGAAATTTATTCGCCATTCCATTTCCTATATAGGACTAAAAATCTTATTTAAGACTGTTTACAAATTTATTTAAATTTGATATAATATATTTATAAAACCACAGAAGTATTTATTCAGCATCAGCAATAGTTAAAGTTCCTGCATCAACTTGTCGCATGATTTCGTCATAATAACTATTACCTGGTACTAATGGAACTGACCATTTTTCACCATCTATTGTTGCTTGAATTGCTATGTTATTACCACTAATAGTGTCTATAGCATATTGTGCTGATGTAATATTCATATTTACTCCTATAATTCAGCCGAAAATTTAACATATCCGTCGAGTGACCCGCTAGGTTCTAGCAGATAAGTTCTATATGATGTTAAACCACCAAACCCGCTAATCCTAGCTCCTCCTACATGAGGGCCATTATAGTTTGCTGTTACTGCAGGGCTATTAGTAGCAGAAAATGCAACTGATACCATATCCCCTATACGAACGGTTCCTCCTCCTAATGATAGTGCGGGAGCTATTCTCATAGTAACTGGAAAAGGTTGACGAAAGATTACATTTGAAGAATTAGATGCTGTTCCAAAAATGCCTCCTTCTCTGTTTTCAAAATAGTATCTTTGACATTTTTTTAATACAGTTTCATATGGCTCAAATTCAAATCCTGTAGCTTGTTCACCAATCTCTACTTGGCATCCTGTTAAATACCACTCGTTACTTGTAGAATCTGCTAAGTTGACTTGACCAACTGCTCTGTTCCCTTGTGTATATGCACCCCAACTTTCATTATTAGTGCCTGTTTGAAAATTACTCCCAACAGCTAAAAAAAATTGCACTTGTAAACCTCTAGAAGTATTATTGTTTATTGCGCTTCCTGCTGTATCTCCACTTATTGAAATTGTTTTTTTCTCCCAAGTATTAGCAGAATTGATTGTATATGTTTTTGATACACTTCTTGTTGGTAATCCAAAATCTCTCACAAATTCAGCAATATAATTTCCAGTTTTATTACTCTTTACCCAAAAAGAGAATGTTAATGATTTAGCGCTAGAGGTAGAATATAATAAATGCTGTAGATTTTGGCCTTCTATTTTCTGAACTATTGCAAGTTCATCATCAGCACCAGGACTTGCATCAGCAGTAGTACAGTCCATTTTTAAACTGTAGCCAAAACCTTGGGCTGATGGAACATCAGTTGACTGTGATTGTGTCCATGTGCCACCTA